CACTATTCAAGTGAGGACTATGGATCGGGTATACCCCCTGAAGTAGTTTAAGTTTTTGGAGTTCGTGCCTCTACTTTGGCGCAAACTATGGCCAGTTTTGACTCACTTAAATAAATATAAAACTATGCTAACGAGTATTGATTGCCGATTGTTGCTAACGAGGAATAGCGGTCTTTGTAGTTACGCTACCGAGGTCTTTATTGTTGTATGGAATCGGAATGTTGAGTACTTAATACCTCTGAGTTTTACATTTATACATAAGTAAACTTCTTATGCGCGATGTAAAAACAGGTTCAATTATCCTCTTCATTTCCTTTCTTTGACGATAAATTCACCCCCTATTCTTAGGATCAAGAAAGTCAATGTGATAAATGGACAAGTGTAATAAAGTTACGAAAATTAAATACAATGTTTATGCTGATTCAGATAGATGTTTATTCATCTATAAAGACAGAGTGAATAGAGTGCGGCGATCGCTCTGGAATAAAATAGAAGGTCCTACATTTCATCTGTGTGGATATTCTATAAGGTTTTTCAATATGAGTAAGCCGGAAGCTCTCAAGCGTTTTTATGCTTGTTTTCCATCTGAAAAGCATAAATTCCAAGCGCAAGGGGGCTTAATAGACGGAGTTTCTGTTTTAATTACCATGTTGCAAGCTCTAGGTGAGTGTAAAAGCTCTAGATTTGAACACAATGTTAAGGAGATGCCTAATATCCTTAAGAGACTACTCTCCGAGTGGGATTTACTACTGTGTGAGATTTTGTCTCTAATTGAAGCTATCACGTCTTTAGAGTTGGATATTAGGTCGATAGTACGAGTTTGTTTGAACATATATACTATAGTCAGAAGAGGCAAAGCTGTTTTTGAGCCTCAGGGTTTTGATACTCTAGTTATGGGAACGCTCCTTGAGGCTATTCCAAATCCATTCAAGGCTATATTAAGAAACATGTCGTTGCTATCGAACGGTAAAATAATGGATGATGCTTCAATGTTTTCCAAATTAGTCAGCTTGATAGTTGATTTTTTGCGCAATATTGTCAACAAATTTGATATATTTGCTGCGGTTCGAGAAAAAATTTTGGAGATTCTCGATTATATTCCTTTTGGAAACAAACATTCGATACTCTCTGAAATTAAGAATCTTCTTAAAATTAGGAAACACGATCATGGATGTCTGAATGATGCAGATATTAGGGATCGTATTAAGGCCACCAAGGCCAAAATTGACGAATGCGAAGAGTTGACTGAAATGCCTTCTAAATCAGCA